AGCAGGACGAGCGCTCCCGCCAGGAGTGGCGCGAATCCTATGCCCGCGGCCTCGCCCTCATGGGCCTCAACTACGAACAAAGAACCGACCCGTGGGAAGGCGCCTGCGGCGCGTTCCACCCAATGCTGCTCGAGAGCGTCATCCGCTTCAACGCCCAGGCGATGACTGACCTGTTCCCGGGCGCTGGTCCGGTGAAAACGGAAATCGTAGGAAGAATCACCGACGAGAAGGAGCGCCAGGCCAAGCGCATCCAGACCGATATGAACTGGCAGGCCAGTGAGAAGATCACCGGCTATCGGTCCGAAACGGACATGATGCTGTTCAACCTGCCACTCGCCGGCACGACCTTCCGCAAACTTTACTTCGACCCGCTACGCAAATTCCCGGCCGCCGAATACGTGCTCCCCGAGCACGTCGTCATGCCCTACACTGCGGCGGGCCTCGACAGCACGCCGCGCTTCGCCATCATCCTTCCCAAGACCACCAACTGGATCGAGGCCAAGCAGGCGCAGGGCTTCTACCGCGACGACGTCAAGGTCGGCGAAGGCGTCACTGTCACCACCCCGATCAAGGAAGCCAAGGACAAGATCGAGGGCAAGCAGAACAGCAACACCTACAAGGACGCCCTGCACCGGCTCTACGAAAGCCACATCGACTGGTACTTCGAGCAGGATCCGCTGGTCACCGACAGCCAGCCGCACCCCTACATCATCACAGTCGACAGCGTCAGCCACAAGGTCCTGAGCATCCGCCGCAACTGGCGTGAAGGCGATCCGGCCATGGAGCGCCAGGTCAGCCTCGTCCAGCACAAGTACATGCCCGGCTTCGGGCCGTACGGCATCGGGTTGATCAACATCCTCGGCGGTCTCACCGAAAGCGCCACGTCCATCCTGCGCCAGCTTATTGACGCCGGCACGCTCTCCAACCTACCCGCCGGCTTCAAGACCAAGTCGGCAAGGATCAAGGACGACAGCACCCCGATCGGCCCGGGCGAGTGGCGCGACGTCGATGTCGGCATGGGCGATCTCGACAAGGCGTTCCATGCCCTGCCGTACAAGGAACCGTCCTCCGTCCTCGCCGCCCTCCTTGGCCAAGTCGTCGACGAAGGCCGCCGCATCGGCTCCGTCGCCGACATGAAGATCACTGACATGACCGGCCAGAACATGCCGGTGGGAACAACTCTCGCCATCATCGAGCGGTCGATGAAGGTGATGAGCGCCGTGCAGCAGAGGCTGTACGAGAGCTTTAAGAACGAGTTCAAGGTGCTGTCCGAGATCATCGGCACCTTCATGGCCGATATCCCGTACCCGTTCGAGCTCGACCAGCGCGATCAGGCGGTCACCCGCGCGCAGGACTATGACGGCAAGCGCGTCGCGGTGATCCCGGTTGCCGATCCAAACGCCACGACCAAGGCCGAGCGTATCATGACGGTGCAGGCGGTGCAGCAGCTCAGCACCAGCGCCCCGAACATCTACGACCTCAAGGCCCTGCATCGCGACATGATCACGGTCCTCGGCAGCGACAAAGCCGACCTCTACATCCCACCCGACGAGGAAGTGCAGCCGGCGGACCCGGTGTCCGAGAACATGGCCCTGCTCACCAGCCGCCCAGTCCGTGCCGGAATCACCCAGGACCACGCCGCCCATATCACCGTGCACATGGCCGCCGCGCAGGATCCCAAGATCACGGCCATGCTGACCAACAACCCGGCGGCGCCAAGCATCATCGCGGCGACCACCGCGCATATCCTCGAGCACCTCGCCTTCCAGTACCGCAAGGACATCGAAGAGCAACTGGGCGTGCCGCTGCCGCCGCCCGGCGAGCCGCTGCCCGAGGACGTCGAGTACCAGATCAGCCAGCTCGCTGCGGCCGCCGCCGGAAAGCTGCTCGACAAGAACGTCGCCGAGGAAAAGCAGAAAGAGATCATGCAGCAGATGCAGGATCCGGTCATCCAGAACGAGACCAAGGCGCTCGAGATCAAGGCCAAAGAAGCCGAGACAGCCCAGATAAAAGCAATGAAGGATTTGGAACTCCGCGAGATCGAGATCAAGGTAAACGCGGAACTCAAGAAGTCCGCGCAAGCCGATGAGCTGCGGTTCCGGCGTGAAGAACTGCAGACCAAGCGCGACCAGATCAACGCTCAGGGGCTCGCAAAACTGGCCGAGATCGACGCCGGCGTTCGCGCCGACAAAGCGCAGGCCGCCGCCGAGCTGGAACGCATCCGGGCCCACGCGGCCACGGAGCAGAAAACTGCTGAGCATAAGGCGCAGGTCAACGCGCAGGTTGCGCTGATTGAACAGGCGGGGCGTGACCGGGAAGCGCGCCACGCCGCCGAACTCGCCGACGCCAAGGCGGCCAGCGACGAGGCGCTGCGCAAAATCGACGCTGGTATAAAGCTGCTCGATTTGCGGATGAAGGAAATCGATTTGCAGGCCAAGCAGCGCGCCGCCGAGACGAGCGCCGCGCCCGCCAAGGACGCAACGTCGGAGAAGATCATGGAGGGGCTCGCTCTCCTCGGCGACCAGAACCAGCGGCTCGCCGAGATCATAGCGGCGCCCAAGGAAACTGTGATATCCCGTGACGAACAGGGCCGCGCGGCCAAGTCCACGACCACCATACGGAAAGGCTGATATAGATGCCTAAATCAACCCTCACCTGCAATTCCATCCTCGCGCTGATCTTCAACGCGACGGCGTGGGCGGACATTGCGCAGAATGACGGCTCCGGCCCGCTGACGGACCTCTATCTGTCGCTGCACACGGCAACCCCCGGCGTCGGCAACAACCAGACGACGAACGAAACCGCGTATACGAACTACGTTCGCATCGCGGTGGAGCGCACGACAAGCGGCTGGGATGTCCCGGCCTCCGGCGCAACGGCAAACGCGGCGCTGGCGCAGTTCGCACAGTGCGGCGTGACGGGCGCGACGATCACCCATGTGGCCATAGGCACGGCGGCGAGCGGCGCGGGCACGGTTCTCTATGCGGGCGCCCTGTCGTCCTCGCTGGCGGTCGCCAACGGCATCCAGCCGCAGTTCGCTGCGGGCGCACTGACGGTGACGGAGACCTGATCATGACGACCTACACCTGCAAGCACTGCGGCAAGCCCGCGAAGATTGTAAATGGCAACGCGGTCGTGCCCTGCGGGCACAAGGGTGGGCTGATCGCGCATCTTACCGCCGTTGCCACTGGGGACGGCGGCGTCAAGTGACATTTACCAGTGTCGGCCAGCTAGCGGATGCGCAGGCGGAGCGGTCGAAGTACCTCTCGTTCCGCAAGCTGCCTGCTGTCGTGACGGGTGCCGGGACATGGTACGACTATTCCATGGCGCCGGGCAACCCGACGCCGCAATACTACGCTGCCGCGCCCCTCACGGCGCAGACCATGGCGCGCTCGACGGACGGCGGCATCCAGCACGGCGGCAACGTCAGCCCACTGTCGAAGTATCTGAGGAAGCTCACGCTGATGTCGGTCGCAGCAGCGGGCGTTCCGCAGCGCGTCTACATGCTCGACTACCTCATGTTCTACCCGTTTGTGGACATGGGCACCCCTGACCAGCAGGACATGGTCAACGTCCAGACGCTGCCGCGGTACGCCACCGGTGCGGGCGTGCAGATGATGGCCATTCTCGTGGCGCCGCATGGCCTCATCGGCGATACGTTCTTCGTGACCTACACCAACCAGGACGGCACCGCGGGGCGGGTGACCCCGCTGCACACAATGTCGACGGCCATCGCGGTCAACGGCACGATCCTGACGACGCAGCAGACGGGAGCAGGGCGGTTTGGCCCGTTCCTGGCGCTGCAGGCCGGCGACACCGGCGTGCGGTCGATAGAGGCCGTGCAATGCACTGCTGGGACCGACGTGGGGCTGTTCACGCTGGTGCTGGTGCAGCCCTTGGCTGAAATGACTGTGCGTGAGATCACGGCACCCACCGAGGCGGACTTCTACCTCACATCGGGCGGCAAATTGCCCGCCATCGTGGACGACGCCTATCTTAACTTCATCTCGTGCCCGAACGGATCGCTGACCGGCGTCCCCCTTTTCGGGGACGCGACATTTATCTGGAACTGAGGAAACATGGCCGGCTTCACATCGCTCGACGACCTCATCAACGAGATGACTGTCAACTCCAAGTTTGTTCGCGCGGACTGGAACAAGTTGACACACGCAGTCGGTACTCAGGCGGCGGGCCTCTGGTACGCGCTCCCGCACGCAACCGGCAACCCCCCGGCCATGACGCTGGGCGCTGTCGGCACCAACCTTGCGTTCCATATTGCCTACGACCGCACGGCGGGCGCGATCCCGAACGGCGGCTATGTGTCCCCTGACACCAAGCACATTCTCAACGCGAGCGCGTTCTCCGCCGCTGCGACAACTATGCCTGCCATATTCATGCTGGTCGATATGCTCGGCTGGTATCCCGTAACGTCCACAACCACGACCGGCAACCAGGCCCTGGTGAACCTCAAGACCTTCACCGCGACGGCGGCAACGCCGACCGTGCTGACCCTCGCCGCCGGCTGGGACATGCAGACGGGTACGCCGATCCGGTTGACGACAACCACCACGCTTCCGGCGGGGCTGTCCCTTGCCACTACGTATTACTGGAACCGCCTGACGGCCACGACCGGCAACCTTGCGACTTCCTATACCAACCTTGCAGCGGCCACTTACGTTGCCGCGTCGGATACCGGCACCGGTACTCATACCGCAACCCTCTACCTCGGCGACCGCGCACCCTCGCACGGCTCCGGCGTGCAGGCCTATCTGACGCCCTCGGTGGCGCTCGGTGCAGGTGTGCCCAACATTCAGATCACCTACACCGATCAAGACGGCAATGCGGGCGCGGTAACACCGACGACGCTCCCGATCTCCAACGCAACCGCGCCTATCGGCCAGATCGAATATTCCGGCACGGCGGCGGGCAAGTTCGGCCCGTTCATTCCGCTCGCGGCTGGAGACGGCGGCATCAGGACGGTTGAGCAGTTCAGCTACAGCGCTACGCATACCTCGGGGACCACAAACCTCATTCTGGCGCGCCCTCTGCTGACCCTGCCGATGACGACTATTGGTGTCGCTGCCGAGCGCGATCTGCTGAACCAGTTGCCCAGCCTGCCGCGCGTCTATGACGGCGCGTGCCTGACGTGGCTCATGTACGCGGGCGCGGCGACGCCTGTCACGTCTGCGTTCTACGGGCACCTCGACCTCGCGTGGGGCTAAATGCTGATCGGTAACTACTCGGTCCTCGCCAAGACCCCCGGCCGCTTCATCGGCGGCGGGGCCATTGGTCTCGGTATGAACCGGGGCGACCGAAACAAATCCAGCATGGCGCGCGGGGCGTTCTGCAGCCTGGCGTGGGAAGAAAAGAGCGGCGTCCCGGACGGCTATAGACCACCCTCGACATGGGTGATCCCGCTCAAATCGGGCGGACTCGCCGCGCGCAACAATCTGATCGGCGCGGGCGACACCGACGATCTGAACCTCGCGGGAGGCGTCAACGGCGAGTCGCCCCTGACCGGCTCCGGCGATCTCACCGGCACGGCGCAGCTGATCATCTCGATGGTCGGGGCGCTGACCGGCTCCGGGGACATCACCAGCGCGGCCATCCTGGCCATCCTGGGGCTCGCCGCGGACCTTGCAGGGGCTGGGGACATAGCCGGGGCCCTAACGGCCCTTGGCAACGCCATTGCCGCCCTTACTGGTGCTGGCGACGTCACGGTAACGATCAACGCCGAGGGCGAGCTTGAGGCAGCCATCGTGGTGACCGGCGACGCGCTCTCCACGGCAAATGTCGCGGCGGCCATTCTGGATGCCACCGACGGCGTCGAAACGGGCTTGACCCTGCGCCAGGCGCTGCGGGTTATCGCGGCGGCTACGGCGGGCAAGGTATCGGGCGCGGAAACGACGACGATCACATTCCGCAACGCGCTTGTGGACGACACCGATAGGATCGTTGCCACAGTTGATGTGGACGGGAACAGGACGGCGGTTACGCTGGATACAGACTGATGGCGGACTATTTTGGCGATCGCTATTTCCCGCCACGGTACTTTCCGGCGGGGTATTTCGAAGGCGGGGAGCAGAACCCTGGCGCGATGTCGGCCGGCCTTTCCGGTGCGGGTGTCGTGTCAGCGGCAGCGACCGGCGCAGGAGCCCTAGAATGGGCTGCGTCTGGCGCAGGCGGAGTCGCGGGGGCCATTACCGCCGCCCAGACGCCAGCGCAGTCACGGTCGGCCTCCACGGGGGGTAGCGGTAGCCGCTGGTGGGAAGAAGACCAGTACCGCACGCAGCGTAAAGCGCGCCAGTGGACGGAAGAAGAACTCGACGATCTGGTTGAAGCCGCCTTTATTGCTGTTGGCGTCCACTGGTCACGCCCCATTACGGCGCAGATGCGCAAGGCTGTGCGTAAGTACGTTGAGGCGCGCAGCCATGAAATGAACGTGCTGCTATCGAGTGCCTCCGACGTAACAGCAGCCATAGGTCGTCGTGAGCAGGTTAACGCCAGTTTGCGCGCTGACGATGAAGAGGATATGTTACTGCTATTGGCCGCATAAAGAGGTTACCTAGTGGCTCTCCAGACTAAAGTCTCGTTCCCGACCGGCGTCCCCGGCGAAGTTCTCGCCCGCGCCATCGCGATCCGGCTCCAGGACACCGCCGACATTCTGCTCGCTGGCATGCCGCCCGAGAAGTACCTTGGCGCCGTCGAGCGCTATCGCGTCCTGCAGGAATTGATGCAGGTCATGGAAGACTACATCGCCGAACAGGCAAAAGGAGAAGGCGCACTTGACGACGAATGACGCTGCACTGAGCATCGAGGAACGTTTCCCGCTGCTCTCGAAGGCCGGTTCAGCCCCGGCAGGCACGGTAGGCCAACTGATCAAGACCAAGACCGTTGACGCCGATGGAAGTATCACCGGTGAAAACGAAGACCTCGGCGTCATGCACGCCCCGGATCCGGTCGGGCACTTCATGCTCGTCGCCCTGCCCAAGGTCGAACTAAGCAAGTTCCTCATCACCCCCGACAGCGTCACCGACCGCGAACGCGCGGCCAGTGTCATCGGTACGGTGATCGCTATGGGCCCTGACTGCTACAAGGACCCCGAGCCGGTCATCCCTGACATCGTCCGCTCGGCTATCGCCGCCGGTATGCCAGTCAGCGTCAGCCTGATCGCCCCGCGCCCGCGCTTTCCCAGCGGCCCGTGGTGCGAGGTAGGGCAGACCGTCCTGTTCTCCCGCTACGCCGGCAAGCGCTTCAAGATCGAAGGCATCGAGTTCCGCATGCTCGCCGACGACGAAATCACCGCCACCATCCCGGATGGCGCTCAGGTCGGGGGGTTGTAATGGCTAAAGCAACCCGCGAAGGCTTCCGCCCGCAGCCGATCGACCGGACCAACACCATCGACCTCCCGACCGGCGATCTGCCGGAACGCGTGAGCGTCGACCTCGACAACGCCGATGGTAACGCGTTTACGGTGGTCGAGGTCGACGACACGCCCGAGGCAGACCGAGGTCGCCCGACCGATGTCGCCGACCTCGAGCCCGTTGCCGGCGATTCACCGAACGTCGCCAAGCGCATTGCGCGCCTCAAGGCCGAGACGCACACCGAGCGCCGGGCCCGTGAAGAGGTCGAGCGGCGCGAAGCCGCGGCTATCGAACTGCTGCGCAGCCGCGACGCCGAACTGGCCGACCTGCGCAAGCGTCTCGAAGGCAGCACCGGTGCGCTCGCCGCGAGCATGAAGTCCGACCGCGAAGCGCGGCTCGCCGATGCCCGGGCCCGCCTCGAGCGCGCACATGCCGAAGGCGATTCCGCCGCGGTAGCTTCTGCTACGGCGGACATGGGCATGGTTCAGGCCGAGCTGGTCCAGATCGCCGCCCGTACGCCGGCGCAGCGCCAGGCTGAACCGGAACGCCAGCCCGCCCCGCAGCCAGCCCGCCAGGCCCCGAACCTCGCCCCGGCGGTTGCCGCGTGGATCAGCAAGAACGACTCCTGGTTCAACAAGGACCCGGCGAAAACCAAGCTGGCGCTATCCCTCCACGACACCATTGTGCAGCGCGGCGTTCAGCCGTCCGACCCTAACTACACGAGGGAATTGGACAAAGGCATGAAAGCCATGTATCCAGATCACGTCGCCTACGAGCAATCGAATGGTGACGACGACGACGGCGGGACGCCTACACCCCGCCGGACGAACGTGGTGGCGGACGGCTCCCGGGAAACCGGCAAGGTCTCCAACCCACGCATTGTAGAGCTCACGAAATCCCAGCTGGCAATCGCCAAGCAGCTAAACATCACGCCGCAGCAGTACGCCGCCTCCTTGGCCAAGTACGCCCCGGCCCAGAGGAACGGCGCATGATCACCGAGACCAACGACCCCTTCGCGGCGCTCAGCGCCCCGACTGTGAGAACCCCGCGGTCTCAAGAGACGCGTGAGATGACTGGACGCTCGACTGAAGGCTGGGACGACTCTGTCCTGCCGGAAATCGAACCTCGTGACGGCTGGTCGCACAAATGGGTGCGAACGGACTACATGGGGCAGAACGACAAGATGACCTATTCCAAGCGCCTGCGCCAAGGCTGGGAACCGATCGACGTTTCGGATTATCCGGAGCTCCTCGCTCACACCGACGGCAAACTGCATGGGCGGGTCGAGATTGGCGGTCTGATTGCGTGTCGCATGCCCGCAGAACGAGTGGCTGAACGCCGCGCGCACTACGCGGATCGCTCCAAGCAGGCTGAGTCTTCAGCCGAGGAGCACTACATGCGCGACCAGAATGAACTCGTCAAAAAGTTCAATGAGAACTCGCGCAAAGTTGTGTTCGGGCAACGCGCCCGGTAACTCAGGAGCACGGCGATGACCGCCACAGCTTACCCCTTCGGCATGATTCCGGTTCAGAATCTCGCCGCTGGGTACAACACTCAGGGCTTCGAGACCTTCAACATTCTCGACGGCTACACCACGGCGATCTACTTCGGTGACGTCGTGAAGATGGCCTCCACCGGCGTCATCGAAAAAGACACCGGCACCACGACGCTCACGCCTTACGGTGTGGCCGTTGGCGTCAGCTATGTCGACCCGGCGCTCGGTTACTGGCAGAACAGCCAGTTCTGGCCCGCCTCGACCACCACGGGGCAGCCCACCGGGTCTCCGCTCTATCCGAGCATCAAGGTCGTCGATAATCCAGACGCCGTGTTCATGATCCAGGGCGATGGTCCGATTCCGCAGACGGCGCTCGGCGCCAACGGCGATATCGTCCAGACGGCCGGCACCTCGGTGTTCGGCAAGAGCCGCAACGCTCTGTCGTCGGTGGCGCTGGATACGACCAGCACCCGGCCGCTTCGCGTCGTCGGTCTCGCTGACATCCCGGGCAATGCGTGGGGCGATGCCTTCACCATCGTCCTCGTCAAGTTCAACAACCATCAGCTCACTACGCTGACTGGTATTTAAGGAAGGAGCGGAAAAATGGCTGCGATTTCAAGGGCCCAGCTCCTTAGGGAACTTTTGCCTGGTCTGGACGCTCTTTTCGGTCTCGAGTACGCTCGGTACGAAAACGAGTACGCCGAGGTGTACACCGAAAGTTCTTCGGAACGTTCGTTCGAGCAGGACCAGAAGATCACCGGCTTCCAGACTGCCCCCGTTAAGCAGGAAGGTGCTGCCACCCTGTTTGATACGGCGCAGGAAGGGTACACTGCCACGTACACCATGGAGACTATCTCCATGGGCTTCGCTCTTACAGAGGAGGCATTCGAAGATAACCTGTATGGCTCGTTGTCTTCGCGTTACTCGACCGAACTCGGCCGGGCGATGAAGAATACCAAGGAAATCAAGGCCGCTGCGCCGTTTAACAACGGTTTCACAGCGCTGGCATCCGGTGGTTACGGTGTGGGCGACGGCGTGCCGTTGTTCTCGACCGCACACCCCCAAGTCGCCGGCCCGACGATCTCCAACCGCCCGACCGTAGCAGTGGACCTCAACGAAACGTCGCTGGAAGCCGCGACGATTCAGATTTCCAACTGGACCGATGACCGCGGTAAACTCATCCAGGCGCGTGTTCGCAAAATGCTTGTGCGCCAGGACAACCAGTTCGTGGCCACCCGTGTCCTCGACACGATGCTGCAGCCTGGTACGGCCAACAACGACGTCAACGCCATTCGGGTCTCCGGCGCGGTGCCGGAAGGGTTTGCCACCTGGCATTTCCTAACTGACCCCGACGCTTGGTTTTTGACCACCGACGTTCCGAACGGCGCGCGGTACTTCAACCGCGTGCCGGTGTCGCAGAAGACCGACGGCGATTTTGACACCGGTAACATTCGGGTGAGTCAGCGCGAACGTTACGCCTTCGGTCTAAGTGACTACTTGGCCGTGTGGGGCTCGCCGGGCGCGTAACAGCGTTCTAGAACAACACTTCAAAGGCCCGCTTCGGCGGGCCTTTATTTTTTGCCTTGCAATAGCACAGCATAACCGCTATATAGAATGTGTTAGTTAGAAGCCGCACTGGCTTCCAGACTGCCCCCATTAAGCAGGAAGGTGCCTATGCCCAGAGTATCCCGTGAAGGCCACTGCGAGGTGCCCGGCTGCGAACTACCGATCTACGCCAAGCGTATCTGCCGGGCGCACTACGCTCGCCAGCTGCGCACCGGTAGTGTGCATTCTAAGAACCCTCCGGGCTGGGGCACAATTCAAAAGCACCCGCTTCACAGCCAATGGGTAAGCCTGCTCGCGAAAGCTCGCGAAGGCGTCCCGATTCATCCTGCGTGGGACGACAACATCGTACAGTTTACCAAGGATGTCGGTTTGCCTCCTAGCCCGGATCATCGGTTGTGGCCGCGCGATAGAGACCGCCCTTTAGCGCCGGATAACTTCGAATGGGTAAAGAAACTGCTGACGTACCTGCCCGGTGAGACGCACCGCGAGTATCAGGCTCGATCTTTTCAAGAACGGAAGGCACGCGACCCAGACGGTGTTCGCCGTGCAGCGCTTAAAACACGTTTCGGTGTAACGCCGGAACAGTTCGACGAGATTTGGGAAAAGCAAGGACGAGCGTGCGCCATATGCCGCGAGGATGAAAGCGTAATCCGCAAAGGAAAGAAGTCTAGAGCGGCCCTTGATCACGATTGGCTGACGCACACGATAAGAGGCATCCTGTGCACACGTTGCAATCGAGGCATAGGGTTCTTGCAGCACGATATCGCTCGCCTAGAAGGGGCCATAGTGTATCTAAAAAATCCGACCGTTAGCATCCAAATGCCGCCATCCGCTGGGCGGTATCATAAGGTTCGAGGCCCCGGCGCGACCCGATCCGAACGCGAGAAACAAGCCGCCAAGATAGAAAAGGAACAAAAGAAATGATGAAATCAACAGCATACACCCGAGGCGACGCCGCGGCCTATTTCGCATGGCTTGGCCAGCAGCACCCGAGCACGGCGAAGGTCGCCAGCCAGTTCCGGCCATGGGAGTTTTACAAGTGGCAAGGCCGCGAAATATACGGCCACATCATCGACTTCGACCCGAGCGGCGCACTGGTCGTGTTCGAGCGCGAGGATGGCGCGACGTTCGTTGTCACGCCCACCCAGATCGACCTTTTCGCCCTGAGCGAAGAGGAACTTCCGCCGAACCGGTTGTACCGAGCTGAGAAGGCGGCTTGACGACAACACCGAAACGGCGTCCTAATCCACCTGTCCCCGCCAGCAACCCCTCCTCCCTCGCCGGCGCGGCATCCTCCCCTACTCAGGCCCTCCCGATGACGCAGGAGGGCCTTTCTTTTTCCCGCCCACCAGCCTACACTCCCCCAATCGAGACCATCTAGCCCCTCTTGGCCGACTCGACGGCTGCTGCTGCAACGAGGAGGGGTCAACGCTTTGCAGGAGCGGCTAATGACCACCTTCGCAGACGGCCTCTACCAGTACGGGGGCGTGCCCGTCACGAGTCCCGCTGGGGTTCCCATCCTCACCAGCCCTCCATTGTTCGTCGACACCGTCAATGGCGTCGACGCCGGATCGGGTACTTCGCCCACCAAGGCTTTCGCGACGCTGACCTACGCGCTCACCCAGGTGGGTACCGGCAACGCCGCGTACGCGACGATCTTCCTGCTGCAAGGCAGCACGGTCACCATCTCGAGCGCCACGTCACTCCTGCTTAACGTCGCCAATGTCGCCATCATCGGCCTCGGCACCGGCGCCCAGCGTCCGGTGTTCGCCTACACCACGGCCAACACTGCGGCGATCCCGGTCAGCGCCGCCAATGTCACCGTCCAGAACATCCGGCACACCGGTGGCTTCCTGTCGATCGCCAGAGCCTACACCGTCACGGCGGCGGGCTTCACCCTCGACGGCTGCGACTTCACCGACAACACCGGCGTGCTGAACTTCCTCAACATCGTCAACTGCACCGGCGCGGCCAATACCGCCGACCGCCTGACCGTTACCAACAACGTCTGGAACGGCCTCGGCACCACCTCGGTGAACAGCTTCGTGCTGACCGCCAACGATATCGACAGCCTTACCTTCTCGGGCAACACCGCGAATCTCGCTACGACCACCGACGCGGCGAGCGGCGTCACCGTCACGGCAGGCATTCTCACCAAGGCGTCGATCGCCTTCAACCGAACCTATCGCAAGAACACCGCCACCACGGCCGGCGCGCTTGTGAGCCTCGGCGGCACGACCTCGACGGGCCTCATCAACAACAACTACTGCCTGACGCTCGACGCCTCGGCGCCGCTGCTGTTCACTGCGACCACGGGTCTCGGTGCCTTCGAAAATTACGTTTCGGGGGCCATCACGCTCTCGGGTCTGCTCACTCCGGCGAACGCCTAAACCATGAAGGGGGCTTCGGCCCCCTTCTCCTTCAAAGGAGCCAAGCATGGCCAGTTACCCGAGCGTCACCACCTACACGCCCTCCAATGCCAGCGCGACGGCCTACGGTACCGCCGTCACCGGCACGGCGTTCACGCTCACGTCTACTGCAACCGCCGATGGGCTGGCGCGGCAGATCCTGTTCACCAACAACAGCGCGAACAGCAAATCCGGCATCAACATGACGCTCGTTGGCACCGACGCCGACGGCCAGCCGCAGACGGAGGTTCTCGCTGGCCCCGGCTCGAGCACCACAACGGTCAGCGCCAAATACTACCGGACCTTGACCAGCGTCACGCCAGCCTCGACCTTCGGCGCTGACACCATGGGCATCGGCACGAATGGCCTGTGGCGGAGCCAGACGCTCCCGCTCAACGCCCGCAATGCCTCAGTGGCCAACATCCAGGCGGCGCTTACCGGCACGGCGAACTTCACCGTCTCACAGATTTACGATGACGTCCTGAGCGGCACGGCGACGCCGGCGCAGTCCGCGGCGTGGACGGCCATCACGGCGCTGTCTGCCAAGACGGCGACCACCGTCGGCGCAGCCTCGGCCGGCGCTACCGCCGTGCGCCTGTCCTCGGCGAGCTACACCAGCGGCGCGGTTATCGCTTTGAGCATCGCCCAGCCTTGGACGAACGTCCGGGCGTAAGGAGGCTATTATCTCGAGCAGCGGGACCACCATCTGGGATTTGCCCTTCACGGATGCAATCGAAGAAGCCTATGAGCGCGCCACCGGCATGGAGGGTGGCGCTCCTCGGGACGGCTATTCGATGCGCTCGGCGCGTCGGTCTATCAATCTTCTGCTGTCCGATTGGTCCAACCGTGGAATCAACCTCTGGACAATAGAAGAACGTTCTATAGCGCTCACCTACGCTGTAGGCGAATACGACCTGACCGCGGTCTCCGGCAACGACATCGTCGATGTGATCGAGCAGGTCGTACAGGTCCCCCCGACCGTCTCTGGCACGAATGTCTCTCGTCTCAGCGTGAACCGTGTCTCGATCAGCACGCAGGCGACGCGCACGAACCCGAACTATCAGGGGCGCCCGACCGAGGTCTGGTACGACCGTCGCGTTGACGGCGTGACAGCGCACCTCTGGCCGCTGCCCGACGCCACTGGCAGCTACACGCTCTGGTACACGGTTCTGCGGCGCATGGATGACGCGGGCGCCTATACGAACACCGCCGATATGCCTTATCGGTTCTTGCCGGCCTTCATTGCCGGACTGGCGTTCTATATCGCCCAGAAGCGGCAGCCGGATAACCAGGCTCTCATCGACCGGCTCGAGGCCGATTACGAGAAGACCTGGACGCGCGCGGCAGAAGAGGACCGTGAGAAGGCGCGGCTCATGATCACGCCTCGGTCGAGTTCCTATCGAGTCTGGACGCGATGAGCGGTGGCAGAATCTCGCCGCCGTGGGCGCTCGGCCAGTGCGACATATGCGGCCTCCATTATCGCCTGAACCAGCTACGCGCGGTCATCCTCGACCAGCGGCCCACGGGCAGCAAAGCGTGCCCCGAGTGTTGGGACGAGGACAACCCCCAGCTCCAGCTTGGTCGCGTCAGTTCGTACGATCCTCAAAGCCTTATTGATCCTCGCCCGGATGTGAACCGCCCAGGTTCTGTCGGGTTGTTTGGCTGGCTCCCGATCGGGAATCCTTTGACAAATA